AACCATCATGTAATTTGATTGCTAACATTTCGTTCTTAGTAAATGTTACACCATGAGACATCAATAGATATAATCCACGATCTGGGACTGACATGAATTCTAAACGATCATTGAATTTATAATCTTCTCCTAGTTTTTCTTTTCTCCATTGATCAGTTTGAGGAATATAAGCTTCGTTGTTCTCATCTCCCATTTTTCCTAAGTCATGATTTAGAGCTGAGAATACTAATTCTTCTAGAGTATATGTATTAGTATCAACTCCATATTTAATCCATATGTTATTGATATCAATAGCGCTATCTATTACTCGGAGTACATGTTCTACATATCCACCTGGAAATGCATTATGATATTCTTTCTTATGAGCCGCTGGCATTAACATAATACGTTCAGCATATTTTTGATAGAACTCTTTAAGTTTAGTTCTACGAGGTTCTGAGATATAAGCGTCTATTCTAGACATTAATTTATCCCAGTTTTCAGATATTTGTTCAGCTGTTAAATTCATATTATTGTAATCCGTATCCTTCTTCTGGTGATAATGGTTCTTGTTGAATAAGTGATTTCACATCAGAAATAATTTCTTCAGTATAATTAAGTTTATTAATGAATTCTTGAATAGGTTCTCCTCTATTCACCATAAACTTCAGTGCTTTTAATTGTCCTTCTACGTGTTCTAATTTACGTGTTGTTAATTCTCTATATCTCATATTGTTTTTAATTTGTTTATATCCCGTTATGTTACCCCGTTATGTTCCTCCGTTTCACTCATCCGTTCATCCTCTCGTTCACCTTTCCGTCTCTTAATCCCTTAAACCCGTATTAAGAATATACGAGGGAATATTTATTTAGCCAAACTTAAGATAAATTATCTTTAATAATGTTAATAATTGGTAAAATAAAAGTACACTTTTCATACTCTTCATATTTTTCATAATATGATAAAGATAATTCTAACGCAACTAAAAACTCAGGATTTGTATTATTTTGTATAACCTGTAAATCAAGTTCACGCTTTATATCTAAACGTTTAAGAAAAACGTAAGATCTTGTGTATATAATATACTCACCAGCATTACTAATGTCATTTATGTCTAAATCAGGGAAAATAGTTTTAAACAACGTTAAGTGGGCTGATTTAGAATTAGTATAATTTAGTATAATTCGAGTGAACATATTGATCCAAAACAGAGGATGTTCATTAATATCTTTAAATACTTGTTTTTTAGCATTTAAAGTTTCATTATTTTCAAATAGTTCAAATATTTTGTTTATATCCATAATAACAGAGAAAACCCTCAGCAGTGTCTAGTACGTCTACTAGTCTTTCTGAGGGATGTGACTATAACTTATACCTTGGGCTATTCGTTTGTGCCACTACATGACCACTACGTTTGAGCTGTTCTAATGGGAAGCTTCGTGGTACTTTATAATTAGTTTACTGAATCAATAGTAGTATCAATAACCATTGATTCATAGATTAACGAATCAACAGTAGTTGTATCAGCTGAGATAATAGCTGAATCTCCACCTAATAAACCTGAATTTGTTTTGTTGTCTGATGCGCATGACGCAAATACTACTAATACTGCTGTGATAGCAGCTAAAATAATGTCTTTTTTCATTTTTGTTTTGTTTTTAATTTAATTGTTTGAAATATAATATATAATAAATATTACTAATTGGCAAATTTAAGATCCTTTATTTTTAATCCTCCTTGTATAAAATTAAATTCAATATTTAATTTATCAATAATATAATCTTTAATAAGAGATTCATGTTCTGTTCCTGAGAAATTTTTAACTAAACCACTCACAAATGATTTCCAATCTTTATCCCAAAGAATATCTCTAGATTTAAGAGTATTTAATAATGTTCTTAAATTACGATTACTTGTTTTTAATTTATTTATTGAAGATTTATGAGATCTAATTTGTCTATCATTACCTCTATTAATAAAATTATTTAATAATAAAGATATTTTATATAAATTATGATCATTTAATTCTAAATTAGAAATCATTTCAAAACCTAATTTAATATTAGCTTTATCAGTACTATATATCATATCTTTTAAAGTATTTTCAATATCTGAATCTAATTGAAGACCCTCTTTATTTAAAGAAGAAAACAAATCTTCATCAAATACTACTTTTACATCGGGATTATCATAAAGATATAAAAGAGTATTTATTAATTCTGATGTTTTATGATTAACATAAGAAATATGGTATGTCTTCTTACTAATATATTTACTGATGTATGTATTATATCTTTTAGATGATGGTAAAGTTTTAAAATCATGCTCACTCATATAAAGTATTTCACCAGTATTAATCTCATTTTTAATAGGGATTTTAACATACTTATTATTAGTATATCTTGTTCTAAGTGTATTTAAAATAATATCTTCTAATTCTCCACTAACAAAATATATATCACTAGTTTTACCAAATACATCCTCTCTAATTGAAAAATCCTGAATTAATTTTTTACTTAAAATAAAACAATTACTAGATTCTACTTTAGAAGTACGTTTAATACCTTTTTCATTAATAAATTCTTTTAATTTAAAACGAGGTATATCACTTAATTGACTAGTATAAATAATATCTGTACTATCAATTTTATTAGTTGTATTAACTATTTTACTAATAAAGTTTTTTAATTTAATAGAATCTTTAGGTTCTATAATATTTGTTCTTCCATAATACATGGTGAACTCATCATTATGACTACTATAATGTATGTTGCTTGATTCTTTTATCATTGTGCTTTACTTATTATTTAATAATATATTTAACTAAATCTTTATTTAACATTAGTAAATTAAATTTACTTGGATTATCATTATAAATTGATTTTATCATTTGATAACAAATATCAGTAGCAAATACATTTTCAGTTACAATTTTACCTAATCTATCAATAATTGTTTTTTCAATTTTGTTATTTTTAGAATAAAAACTTAAATAGTTAGTTATTCTAGTACCCAATGTTGAGGCAATATCTGCTCTATATTTTTCATCTTTACCCACTAAACTTTTTAGAGTTGTTAAAACATATTTTTCATCTTGATCAAATATATTTTGAGGTGTAATCATTTTATCTAATTTATTATTAATAAACATTGTAAATAAACTAGCAAATTCAACACCAACACTACCTTCACCAATCATTTGAATTAATGGTAATTGTTCTTCAAACAATTTAATAGATGAAATCGAATTAAAAAACATTACTATACTTCTAGCATTTATTTCCTTAGTAACTAATTCAGGATGCATTAGTAAGAAGTTAATACAACGACCATCTAATCCATTTTCTTCAGCCCACTTACCCCATGTATTTAAATCAAATTTTAAATTAGCTGAGATAAAACGTGTTTTTTGAGCGTTATCAATACTATTAACTAAATAATCACCATTATCAGGATTAGCAGTTAAAATAATATGCCAATCTTTAGGTAATTTCCAACTAATATATTGTTGACGATCAATTAGCTCCATTACAGCTTGAATAAACCTAACGTCAGCTCTATTCCAATCGTCTAATAATAATATACCTCCATTTTCTTTACCTGCAATCCATTCAGGTGGACAATAACTCATTCGATTTTTAGAAGTTGATTTATAACCTAACTTTCTATATTCATCAAACGCATGTTCGTCAATCCATAATTTTGCACCATCTAATTCCATTTCAAATTGACGGATTGGAAATCCTACTAAGTCACCAATTTCCTCAATTTGAGCTAAATTTAACTTAACAAAATTTAAATTTAATTCATCAGCAAGTTGAATAATAGATGATGTTTTACCAATACCTGATTCTCCTACTACCTCAGTTGAAACTGGTGATTTATCATTTTCCTGTAGAAAACGATTATTAGTAATAATGTGTTTTAAAAAATCCTTTAATTCATTTGGATTTAATGATAATGCTTCTGTTTTTGATGTTTTTTTAGACATAACCTTTATTTTTAATTTTTTATCTTTTTACATTGTAAATATAACATAATAATCTTGGGAAGCCAAACATTAAACCCACATGGTTTTTTTGGCTCTTTCTAATTTTCTATTTTGATCATCTATAACTCTTTCAATATCTTTCATTGTTTTAAAATAATTATCACTATTTTTTCTATAAAATAGTTCCTCTAAATCCTCCCAATGTTTAAATTGTTTACCAATTCTAGTATCAAAAGCATATCTAGCTTTAGCGGCTAATATAATAGACGGATGAGTTAATTTAATATCCCATTTATTTCCATCATGGTCAATATATTTAACTGGAATTACATCTCTTTTAGTTAAATAATCTTTATTAAAGAAATCAACCTTATAGACTTGTATATCTTCTTTATAATTATTTACAGTCTCTACTTTTTCTACTTTAGAAAATAATATTAAATCTTGTTTTAAGATATTATCATCAACAAATGCTTTACCTTCAGGTCCATATGGATTTTTATCTCTTCTTTTTAAATCAAAAAAATCAACTATAGTTGATAATTCATGTTGAGTAAAAGCTTCAGTTAGTGAAAAATCTAAATCTGGTTTTCTAAGAGAGTAATCTAGTTTCATTAAATTAAGCATATTTAAAGCTATACTGCCTCCTAAAATTACTTTATTAGATAATTCAAAATAAGGTAATATCCATCTCTCATAATCTTTAGATAGGCTTCTTTCACAAAGTATTCCATCAGCATATCTTAGTTTTTTTACTTGTATACCGTCCATCATCATTGCCATATTATCTTTTTATTTGAATTTTAGTACCTGGTAAATCATATCCCATAGAGCCATTTTCACTTATAACCCACAATATAGGTCTAGATGGTGGAGTTGAAGGAGCAGAACAATATCCATCAGTTAAATAAATAATGTTTTGATATTTATCTTTATTGTCTTTTAAATAAACCATTACTGGTTCAAAATCAGTTCCTCCTCTACCTTGTACATCTATTTTTTCTTTTTGTTTACCATCATATTTATAAACTCTATGAATACGAGCATCACACTCAATAATATCTACTTCAGTACCTGTTTTATAGATATGATGTATTTCATTAAAAAATTCTTCTAAATCTTTAGAACCAACTGAACCTGAAGTATCAATTGCTACTAAAGTGTTCTTACGTTGTTTGATTTTTAATGCGGGATTACCGGCAAACCGTTTGTTTAACTTACGTCTTGTTTTCTTAGTATATACTTTAGTAGCCATACCATTAAAGCGTCTTAAATACGCTTTCCAGTCAATAACTGGTTCAACTATTTCAAATAAACCATTAATATACTCAGATAATTCTGATGGTATAGTACCTCTTGATTTAGTAACATTTTCAGCTACTTCTTTCATTTGATGGTCAATTTGCTTACCTAATAATTTCTTATCAGCTTCACTCATGTTCTCAAATTCTTTCCACATTTCATGAGAACAAGGTACTTCCATTTCTGTTCCATCATCTAATGTTACTTTTATAGTAGCACCTGTACCTCCATTAACTGCATCTTTTAAAGCACCTAATAACTTAGCTACATCACCATCAGGATTATTTTTTGCTTCTTGTTGTAGTAAATCATAATAAACTCTAGTACCTGCTCTTTTAGGTAAATTAAGTTCTTTAAATGGTGTTTTATGTATTTCTAAACCATTCCAAGTTTTACCTTTCCATTGTTCTTCAATATACTGATTTATTTCTAAATCAGCAGCTACATTTAATAATTCTTTATCACCATATGAATCTAAACTTTCTAAATGGTGAAAAGCAATATGTAGTAACTCATGTTTTAAAATAGCTACTTTAGTATTTTCATCTTGTTCAGCCCAAAACTCAGGATTAATAACTAAAGCTGTATTTATATTTTCTTTACAAACACAAGCAGTTTGAATATTTTTATTTAGTTTTTTATTTAAACCAATTAAGAATAAACCATAAAATGGTTCTTTAAACATCAAAGTCTTAGAGTACTTTGCAATCTCTGAATGTACATTATCTATCATAACCTTTATTTTTTACATTTTAAATATAACAAAAGGCCCCTGAGGGGCCAAATGTTATTTTTGTAATCAATTAATTAGCATATTCAAGAGCTAATTGATATAACTCTGAATTCAATTTCATGTCTTGTTGGAAATTTTTAATTTTCCTTGCTTTACGTGTTTTAGTACCGTATGAATAATTGAACATACCATGTGTCAATTTTTCCTGAACCACATTATAAACACTCCACAAATCAGAACCTTTATCTTCAGGACGAGTTGGAGTTAATAACTCATCTAAATCGATTGTTATGTTTTTAACTTCATCCTCATTAAAACGAACTTCAAGTGCTTTTTTAGCAAACTCAAGAGCTGCATTTTGATTCAACTCAATCTGTTTAAACTTATTCATTGAATCAATTGTTAATGGAAGTTTCTCAACCATTGACTTAATAGTTTCTTGTAATGTTTCAAAATCATAACCCATATGACGAATTTTCATATCTTCAAAATTCTTATCTGAAACAACTAAACCATTCTCACAAACCATTCTAAACAAACCAGCAGTGAAAGTAAAAGCATTTTTACCATCATGACTATTAGTTAACAAAATCTGTGGATAAACATTATCACCATCATTTCCTTCAATAATTAAATCATTGTTACGGAATACAATAAGATGTTTCTGATAACCTACTCCCTTACGAGCACGTACTTGTTTACAATCAATTACATTCCAATTTAACAAAGCCATATCATCAATAATACGCTCAGTAGAAATGTGTGAATACTTTGTTGAAGTATTTGGAGATGAAGTTTTTGTGAAAATTGAACTTGCTTTTTCTTTAATTTGTTCTTTAGTTAAGAACGTGTTGTTTTGAATGTTTAACATAACCTTAATTTTATTTATTTTTTTACTTATTTTACTTATTTACATCTTAAATATAACATCTTACTCTTGGGGAGCCAAATCAAATGTTTCATGTGTACGTCTCTTTGAAGGAATTGGTGTGGTTAAGTGTTGAACTTTCTCACCCTCTGGTTTTTTACATACTTTATTAGTCATAAAATAGTAAACAGGACCATTATGTTCAGTATGAATTGGATTATTATCTCTATCCCAAGTAGTGATTCTACGTTTACCACTAAATGATCGGAATTCTCTTGGTGTGACTCTATGCCATCTACCCAAATCCCCTACATATATCTCTAAACATTTAGATGAATCAAAATCATAAACGATTTTAACTGTATTACCTCTTTTTTCACTCATAATGTAAATATAATGAAGGCTCCCTGGGGAGCCAAACATTATTTTACAAATCGTAAGAATCAATAAAATCCGGATACTCTTCCATTATCTAATATCGGAACTTTCAATTAAAGTATAAGTGAATGATGGACCATGGATTTTAGCCGCTTCACGAGCAATCACCATGAATGCTTCAAAATCAGCTGCTTTTTTAAATACCTGACAACCCTCAGACCAATTCTCAACATAAGTTGAATCAGCACCTGCTTTGTGGATATTAATACCAAAAATACCTTCCTGAATTTTAGACTCATCATAAGTCATATCTTTGTTAGCATCACGGTAAACCTTAACTGGTTTAGCTTGTTTTAAAGCCTCATATTTACCTTGATGTAAACCTAAAGTGTGAGAACCACGATACTGACCTTCAACTAAACGAGCAACACCAGCGGCGTTATGAAATTCTCTAACTCCTTTAGTACCTGGATCAGTTGTACAAGACCATTGTTTGAATACCCAATTTCCTTTTACTTTGTAAGATACAGTCATTGTATCATCAAATAAATTAGTAACTTTATTACCAGTAGCTGAATTACGAACTCCAACAATGTTTAAGTCATAATCTTTTGCTCCTTCGAACCATACATAACCTTTAGCTTTAACAGCTGCTTCAATTTGTTCTTTTGTGTATGCCATAATTAGGAAAATTAATTTCCTATAAATATGGGACCATCCCAACCTTTATTAATTTTAATATCTATATACGTATATATCTTATGGATTTAATTTAATAAAAGTGCTTTTATTAATTCCATGCTTGATTGGGGCATATAAGGTGGTTAAATTTGTTTCCATCCAAATTGGCTCGTAGTTGTTTTTTTTCCATCTTTCCTTTACATGATTATATTTTACTTTTGGGTGTTGATCAAACCACTGTGCAGTTTGTGTACTAGGAAAAGTGTTAGGTAAGAATTCTCTGTCTAAAAGACTCACAATTGTACTTAAAAATACTTTTCGTTTGATTAACTCTTTGTCTTTTAATTTTAAATTATTTAAAATACCTTTAGCCAACTCCCTATCATCAGGATTGGCTTGAATCATTTCTTCTACTTTATCTAATATTTCTAATTCATTCATAGTGTAAATATAATAAGATAAATCTGGATAGCCAAATATAGCTTGGCTCTTTTATATACGTATATACCTCATCGATATAAAAAAGATTACAAAAAAGGAGAGGTCGATCCGCGTTAAATGTTTGCAAAAAGGGTATATTGGAAATTGTGGGTGTGGATGTGGAGAGTAGTATATAAGTATATATGAGTTGGTGTGTAAAGGTTACCTTTATTTCATTTTTACATACAAGTTACCACATACCATACCGCACGCATATATGGATAACAACGCGCGTTATAGATTAGTACCAATTCCGTACCACGTATATATACCGTACGCGCAAAATAGGGGATGTAGACACCCAGAAAAAAGAGGACGTATCTGTTAGTAATCGTTAGTTGGTCTGGATTTGAAGGTATCTGGTAATGACGGATTAGCAGCAACCATATCTTCCAATGTTGGATAATAATAGAATATTGTATTCGGTTTCCCATTCGTTATCTGTTTCTGTGTCGGCATACAAGACCAGAGCAAGGTACCCCAGTTTGAATTAAAATCATCACGAACATATTTAATTGCTCCATTCATAATACAGTAAGCAGTATAGGATTTCTTACCACCAGTGAAGGTAAATTCCGATAACCAGTATCCCGATTTTGGTAATCGGGACAGCTGGAATGGTGACCATTGCTTTGGTTTAATCATGACTTTTTCCCTCCAATGCTTCAATAGCAGCTACAATTTCATCTACCTCATCTTCAGGTACATGTCCAATCACATC